ACTTGATGCGGCCACCCGTTGCGGAGACCGCCGAGTCGCATTTGACGGGGGCGGTTCGTGTATTGCAGGCCCTCGGGATTCCAGCCGCCGTCGCTAAACCCAAGGTCGCCGAGGTTGAAGGTCGGTGAGGGTAGGATAGTGGAGGGATAATTGCCCTCGGTAGGTCCGCTGGTGAAAGCGAACCCGCCTCGTGGACCTCCACCCCTTCGGTTCACGATGTCGTATCGGTCGGGGAACGGAGAGGTCCCGTGATACATGTAGCCGAACCCAACGGTCTCTGCGGTTAGGTCTCCGTGTAGGTGTGGGTCAAACGGGCGGGGGACGGAGAGGCTTGTGTAGCAGGTCGTGGCGGTCTTATCCAGCACCCATCCACCCACCTCGTTCGGGAACGGGATGAGGCCAAGGCCGAAGTCGGTCGGGTAGTGAGCGGGGCGTTCCATGAGTTCCTTCTCGGATGGAGCGTTATTCATGGAGGGCGCAGGAGCACGCCGTATGCGCTCCCTTTGGGTCTCGGCCCATAGACGGGAGGCCCAGCGTGCAACGGCCGTCCTTGGACGCCGTGGGTCCTGTCCCAGCCGTTCCACCTCGTCCAGCAGGACCTTGGGTGGGCTGATGATGAACGGGTCGTCAGCAGGCGCTCTCACGATGCGCTGGAAGCGTTCGTTCTCGTCGCCCATGCCTCAACGATGGGGGCACGGGTTATTGAGCCTTCACGACCATGTGGCGTCGTGCTTGCACTCGTCGCAGACGGTCTCGTTGCACACAGGAGCGTCGGAGTCGGTGCACAGGGGGCATTCCACGGGAATGTCCTCTTGCTCGTCCATGACGATAACGGCGTTGGCTTGCATCATTTCTTGGGGGGTCATGGTCATTGGTAGCGTCCACTCCTATATTAACCCATCGCTCAAAACCAATCGGGAGCACGCGAATACTTCCACTCGGCGAACGAGCGCTTGTCCCGCTGATAATAGAGGCGGTATGCCTCCACCGTGGTGAGGTCGTCTCCGAGCAGGTCAAGGTTCTCGCCGATGCTTTGGTTCAGCGCTCGGGCTGGCTCTGTCATGCCCCACTCCTCGTCAAAGTGGCTGAGGATGGTGTCTCGGGAGCAGGCGAGCAGGAGGATTTGGTCGTGGAGAATGCTGGTGTCGTTGTCAAAGCGCATACGGAACTCCGCTCCGATGGCGAGTGCGTGGTCGCAGAGCCAATTCCAATTCGCTGGGTTCTCAGACGCCCAGCGAGTGCAGGGGTGATGTTTGTAGCCTCCACGGTGCGGACGGCCCGAAGTTGTGAGGGGCATGGCGTTGGGGTCCGCTCCACGGAGCAAAGCGGCGGCCACGAGCATTTGAATGGACTCTTTGAACTGCGAGACTACATGGTCGTCGCACAGGTTGCGAGCGGCGATGGTGGGGTGTTCGTCGGTGAAGAAAATGTTCACTCCAACAACCCCCGTCGGTGGTCAATGACGGGAGCGTAGTCAGTCTCGCCGCAGGCAAGCGCCAAGGCGTTTCGTTGCATTGGAATGGAAGCGTTCATCATCACCATGTAGGACACGGCTTTCATAATCAGTCGGGCTTCGGTCGGGACATGAAAAGCCACGACCCCAAGTGGTTCGTCGTCGGGTTGGGGGTTGTTCATGCCCCTCACTTGAGACCACACCTATATTAAACATGCGGTCAAAGTTCAAACCGTGAGCAATTTTAGCGCTCGTGGGTATCGCTTCAACGGCAATTCGGGAACTGCCTCAAGAGTGGTCCAAATAGCATCTTTGGTAGCAATACGAATCTCACATGGGATGCCTTCGTCAATCCACCATCCGTCTTGAAACATATCAAGCGGGTGTTGGCCGTTTTGGATAGCAACTTCAACCATCAGTTCGGTTGGCTCGTGGGGCAAATCGTAGTGGTTCGCCATGTTTAATCGTAGCAGGTTCCCCTATATTAAGGTGTCGGCCTATAACTGTCGTTTCAACCAGCGTGGAGCCTCTCGCACATTGTCCTTGAACCAAGACGGGAGCAGATGCCCGCTGGACCGAGCGAATCGCGCCCAGCCGCCGTCAAGGATGAACAGGTGGCCCACATCGTCGGGGCTACGCACGACGCGCCCTGCGCCTTGCACGATGGAGAGTGCCGTCTGCAATTGATACCACTTCTGACACGGTGCAGGGCAGGTGAAACCCGCTCCGCACAGTTCGCCGCTGTATTTGCTGGGAGGCTCGTAGGGACACGAGGGAGTGGCCTCGTGAACCTGCCTCCATGCGAGTTCGTCCTGCATCATGCGCTCGGCGATAACGGGGTCCTTGGTCGGCAGGTAGGGCACCTTGAGGATGCACAGGAACTCAGCCAATTTGCCCTTGAAGTCAAAGCCCTGCCCGACATAGGTGCTGATGAGCACGAGGTCGTCTCGTTTGCTGGTGAAGAAGTCCTTGAGCACCTCGTCCCGAGCACGAGCGTTGGAGTCGTGAGTTCGTATTCGGTCTCCGTGCCCAGCGGCAATCAGTCCGTCCACCACTTCCTTTCGGATGGCGTGGCTATGCGGTAGGATAACCCCTCGCTTGTTCGGGTATTGCTTGAGAATGGCGTCCAGAGCCTTGACTTGCTTCGGGATGGTGTGCTTGCGCTTGCCCCACGACATAGACCCGCATGGGACATAGTGAGCATTGAAGTTCTCCTTCGGGAAGGGCGACTGCGTGATGTTGATGTATAGCGTGCGCTGGTCCTCAAGCCCCAGCCCGTGCAGGAAGGTATCAAGGTCAAGCACGGTGGCCGAGAGGAAAATGCGACGCTCGGCGACGCTCTCAAGGATTTCAGCGGCGTAGTTTCGCACCCGAATGGGCTTGATGATGAGGAACTCTCCGAAGCGGTTGTTCTCAAACGAGATGTGCACATTGTTTGGCTGGACGAGCACTTCCAGCGCCGTCTCCATTTTGGAAACAGCCTCCTTGATGCGCTCCACCTCCTTCTCAGACTTGGTGATGTTGAGTTCTGCCTCGGCCTTATCCAAGACCTTGCGAGCGACCTCAATGCGTTCCTTGATTTCAGCCCTCCAATCCTTGGGGGTGAGGTGGTTGGGGAACCGTCCCTTGCCGAACACGGTGGTCCATTCCTTGGCGCTCAATCGCACCTCCAAGAGGTCGTGAATGAACCCCTCCATGTCGTGCGCTTCGTCTATGATGGCGAACTCCCGTTGCTCAAAGTTGGTGTAGCCACGCACAGCACGGAACAAGTAGGCAGGGTTGGAGAGGGTCAAGGAAGCGTCCTCAGCGGCGAAGCGTTGCTCATAATACGGGCAGGGGTCCCCACCGTCCTCCTTGCGTTTGGAGTGCTTGCAGGACCCGTTGGTCCTCGTCCAACAAGGAGCGCTCTTAGCGGTCCCAGAGCGCGCCCAACAGTCAAAGTTGGACCTACCCCGCACCTCTTCCAATCGGTGGCCATAGTCGGTCTTGTATTGCTCTGCAAGGCCCAAAGACGGTGTGAGTAGGTAGGCCGACTTGAACTGCGACTGAATCGTCATGGCGATAGCGGACTTCCCAATCCCCGTGGGGGCTTGAATCACGATGTTGTGAAAGTCGTCGTTCTCAAGCGCCCAATAGGCGACGCTGAGCGCCTCCGCTTGGAACTTGCGAAAGGACGGCATGGGGAAGTCGGGCCGCACCTTCTCCCGCAGGTCGGGCAGGTTGCCCTTGCTGGGGATGTTGATGCGGACCACACTCATGGCCCTTGTAGGTGTCCCCACCTATTTAGGCTCAGTAGCCATAGAGTTCGTCAAGGTCAATGGCGATGATTTGTTCTTGACCATACGACTCGCAGGCACCACGAGGGCAAAAGAACACATAGACATCAACACAGCCTGTTTGGCGCTTCTCCTCGTATTCGGTTTTTGTCCCGCAACACTTGCACATTGGGGCACGAGGGGTGTTATCCTCGTAGGTCATTCGTTCTTGGGCGTCTCCGAGTCCGTGCACATAGGTCATGTTTCTTCTCTCCTCTGTTTAACCGTAGGAGGTCCCCCTATATTAAGGTGTCGGACAAAGGAAACACGCGACAGTATATAAAGAACGGAAAAAAGTGGGCCAAACGGACCAAGGTTTGAGACTGCGACTATTGCTTCAAATAGGCCAACCAGCGATGCCGTCGCCTTCAATTTCACCCTCGCCAACGGTCGTGAATGAACCGCCAGCGTAGGGGAAATAAACCCGAGAACCGCCGTGTGGGGTGTTCATCCACGATTGTTCGTTGGTCGCCCATCGCAGGTCAAGTTCACCAGCATCAAAGCCCCAATACCTCTGATACCTCAATTGTGGGTTTGTGTGGGTGAAGTCCTCGTGTCCGTTGAGCGACTGTGCTGACCCAACAGGGAACCATCCGTTGGTTGCGTCGTAGTTCAACGAGGGCACGGAGAGCCAGCGAATGTTGATTGAGCGGAGCACTTCGTCTGGGTCCGACACATCTTGGCTGAACTCAAAGGTCGGCATCCACACCTCCATGAAGTGGGTGATGGTTCCCGTGGTTGGGGTGAGGTGGGTTCCCCCGTCGGGCCACTCATAGTCGCTGGCGCTCACAGGAGCCTCGTAGCCGCCTCCGTCGGACATGGCGGCGGGTGGTGTAGCCGTGGAGTCGCTGGCTGGCGTTGTAGCCCATTGAAGGGGTGCTATGGTGGCCTCGGTGATTCCATCTCGGTATATCGCAGTCGCCTGCTCCACATCGCCGCTAAGGGTGAATCCAAGAATCATGTGAACCTCGCCCTTGCCGTTGGTCGTCGTCGTGATGTGCTGATAGTTCGGGCGGACGGTGGTGTTCTTGGGGATGAACAGGGCCTTGGTTAAGCCGAGGCCCTTGGCCGTGGTGTATTGGTCCGTCAAGGGGAGCGATGCGTCAAATGAGTTCATCAAGACCCGTCGGCCATTATCGTCTTTGACTACCGTGATGAAGGCTCGGTCTCGCTCGTCAATGATGGCGTCGTAGTAAATGACCTTGGTGCTGGGGTATTGAGCCGTTCCGTGGACGCCAATGGCGTGCATGGCCAAGTTGCCGTTAAACCGATACCGACCCGCTGGGTCGTAGGCACCCGTATCGTTGCGTCCAATGTTCACATAGATGGCGTCGTTGGCTCGGTCTCCCAGCGTTGCCGATTCAGCCGCCGCACCTGCTCTGAAAAACACGAACGGGGTATCGTCCCCAAGCAAACACACCTTTGGGTTATCGCAGTCAATCACCCCATGGGATGTGCCTGCGTCAGAGTTGTCGCTCGCCACAACAAAGCCAGCGACCAGCGACTTGTTCACCTTGCTCCAAATGTTGGTGTCCCACTCAGCGGGGTCTTGGACGAAGGCGGGCATGGCTGGGAACTCGTCCTCGCTCGGCAATTTGCTCCCATAGACGATGTGGGAATAGGAGTCCGAGACATAGCGGGCGACCAAGTGCAGGCGGTCATTGGAGTCGCACACGAGCGATGGTTGGCGTAGGTCGTGGCTCAAGGTTCCAATCAAAACGGGTGTGTGCTCGGACCAATCCCACTCATAGATTGGATGTGGGTTATAGGAAACCAATTTCCGCTTTGCGTAGTGATAATACAGGCTGTGGTTTGGTGAGGCGGTTGAGAGTTGCACTTCCACGACGGCGTGAATCGTGCCGTCGCTGTCGCTTGCGAATGTAGCCGACCGAAGCACATCACTTGCTCCGAGGAAATACCCCACCTCATCCTTGCCGTCATAGGTGGCGTTGGATGGGTTGGCTTTGAGTGCTTTCCTGTTCCAAAACAGGTCGCCGTGCAACGGTTTCGTGTAGTGAACAAAGCGTGGGAGGTTGCTGGATGATGCTTGCCCCGACCGTTCAATCGGGAAAATGTGCAAGGTGCCCTCGGGTGTGCGAACCACTCGCTGACCCTTGCCCATCCCGTTATCGTGGCTTGTAGCCGACTCGGAAGCAGTTGGAATGTCCTCGCCGTTCATTTCACTCCGAACTTGAGAGACGCTGGACGCTGTGGTGGTGTCTCGCTCTCCGACTCCACGCCCGCTCACAATTGAACCCGAGTCCCACATCGGCCGTGCCCCTTGAGAGACATGAACATCAACGGACGACTGCAATTGCTCGGCGACGGCTACATAGTCAAGGTTGCTGATTTCATGGATGCGACCGAGAATTGCTGGGGCGTAGCGCTCGTTCTCAATCGTGTTCAAATCGTAGTCGGTGCTCGGCATGATGGGGATTGCACCAGCGTGGAAGTGTTCGGTCGGATGGTCATTCCAAAACGCCTCTAAGCCGTTTCCCGAGACCGTAGGCCCCCTCACCCTATCCGTGGTCAAAAGGCCGCCTGTGAGCGCCCCTGCCTTGCGAGAATCGTCGGTCCAAAGGTTGGTCCGCAGGTGATATTGTCCCAATTGAGTTCGGCTGGCGGCGGGCGTCGCCTTGCCCCCTTGGTCAAACCCGACATTGAACAGGGCCGCTCCGTCAAGGTGCAAGGTGTCCGTTCGGTGGAACGGAGTCTCCATTTCAAGGTCAAGCGAGTTCCGCCCACCCGCACGGGCGCGCACATGGACCTCGGCTGGGGCCAGTAGGTGAAGGGGAATGTCATAGCCTACGCCGCCGTGAACCTGCTTCCATACTCGGTCGGGTTTGAATGGGTGGTCGGCGCTCATGATGCCGTAGTGGAGCGGTCCGTGGTGGCTGAACGCAGTCATCGGTCCCGTCATGTGCCCGAATGCGATGGACGAGGCGAAGCCCGCCCATTGGCCCTGCGACGACGGAGTGATGGCGACTCCATCTGCGACTGCAAGTGATTCGGGAGCGTCAGAGAAGAACACCGTGTTGTTCCCGAACCCTATTGGGTCGTATAGCCCCTGTGGGAACGACCATCCAGACCAGCCCATTTCTTGATGCGGATTTGCACCAGCACCGAAGTCGGCGAAGCCAATCGTCGTGGGGACGAATCGCGTTCGGCGGAGGAAGTCGTAGCGCTCCTGCGCCCAAGCGTCGGTCCCCGCCACATCTCGGATGGGAGCAGGTGTGCTGATGCGGTCAATCGGTTGGAGGAGTGGATAGCCATGCACCACTCCGCTCGTGAACAGGTGGGGCAGGCAACGGGGCAGGTTGGCGTGCGACATACGCACTTCGGGGTAGGAACCATAGGTGATAGGGATAGCCCGCTGACCGCTTTCTTGATACCAATACGAGATGCGAGAGCCGCTCCACCACGAGTCGTTGTAGGTCCAATTTTGGGTGTAGTATGTGTCTCCGTCAATCGTTTTCGCCTCGGCTTCAAAGAGGGCACGCCCACCTTGCGCCTTGCCGTTCAACGCCTTGGCTTCGCTCCACATGAGCACCAGCGAACGACCCGATGTGTTCGCTACGATGCGACTCCATGATGGGGACAAATTGAAGTTATCACCGCCACCAACATGCCCCTCTCCGTTGCCGTTATCGGGTGTAGGAGGTGGCCCATCAATGACCTCACCCGTGATAGGGTCAAGGTGTTCCGACTCCGTGTTGGGGTTGTCTCCCGATGAAATCGGCACGCAGGTGTCGCCACTCCGATAGTAGCCAGCGGGGCACCCCGAACCCGACCCACTCTCGGGGTTGAACGGATAATTGATGTCGCTTGCTGGGTATTCCTCCTCGCTCCCGATGTGGTCTCGCTGGACTGCCGCCATGGCCATGCGTCCGTCGTCCATGAAGCGCAGAGATGAACAATGAAGCGTCGGATGGAACAGGGGGTCTCCGCCCGTGTTGGCGCTATGCCGAGGGTGCATAGCGGCCGCTTTGTCCTCTCGTCCGAGGTATCGCATGAGTTCAATTTGAGGGAATACCCAATCGTGGATTGACCAGCCCTCATATTGCTTGAACTTGTCCGAGACGGTTATGGCGCTGGACTGTTCGCTCGTGGTGTGCGTCGTGGCGAGTTCATAGAGCGGAGTTGTCGTTGGCGTGGTGTGGTTATTGACATGGAAAGCGTCAAGGGAGGGGTTGTATTTGAACACCAGCAGTTCGCTCCCCCGTGGATTGGCGAGCGCACCCGTGCCGTCAGCCCACACTTGCCCGTTGCCCCACACCGAGTCCTCAAAGTGGCTGGCGTCTATGGCGTCAGCAGAGACGAAGAGTTCCTTGCCGTAGGTGTCAGCATCCCACAGGTGTGAGACCCCTCCCCTCTGATAATAGCCACCCGACTCTATGGCGGCGCATAGGAGAGGAACCTGCGCCCATGAGGTGTTCGCTATTGGGCGGAACGGTGTCAATTGATGCAGGCCCCAGCCTCCGAAGTCGGCGTCGTGGCGAGGCATGACCGTGTTCGGCATCTCCGAATCCGATGTGTTCACACCCCAAGTAGCGGCGGACGGACTCAACGGGTCAAAAAAGACCCTCTCAAGCGTCGTAGGAGCCACGCGGAACACCGCATGGAAGATTTCACACCCTTCGTCCTCAAGGTCCATGTTGGCCGTTAGACGGCTCGCTTGGGGGAAGTTCCGAGCGGTTGGGTTCCCAATGCGTGAGTTCGTGAGGTTCACGGTGGCGTTGATGCGGTCCTTGGGCGAAAGGCTCACCAGCACATGATAATCCACGATAGGGCGCTTGAAGGTGATGGGGTCAGATGATGGATGGCTGGCTCCTGCGGCCACGCTAACTTCGTCATAGCCCAGCAGGGTTGGGACGACCTTCACCTTGGTTGGGATGCGGTCCTTGAGGAACTCCTGCGAGAGGTTCACGGTGGCCGTCCATGCCCCCGAGGTGTAGGAGTCCCCGAGAATGAAGCGAGAAGGCCCCTTGCTCGTCGTTGTTGCGCTTAGGGCGGCTGACCCACCCGTGGTTTGAGAATTGAGCGTAGGGACCGACAGGTCGTTGATATTGCCGCCTTGTGTGTGGTGGACGACGCGCCCCGTGTGGAATCGGGTTTGATTAGCGTTCAGCGTGAACGAAGCGCCTTTGAATGACGAGCGGGCGCCCGTAGTGCTCATCCCCTCGGTCATAGGCATGACTGCCGTTCCATCGCTTCCATAGACGAATAGGGGTTCGCTGGCGGTATTCCATGACATTCCGTTGCGACGCAAGGGGAGGCCGCTATGGACTTGAATGTTCAATCCCGCATAGAGGGCCGCTCCGTCCTCATTCCAAGCCGTGTCGGGTATGAGGGGGTGTGCTGGGGGTGCAACAACAAAGGGAGCGTTGGCGTTGCGTGAGACGCTCGCAAACGCTGTTGCTGAAAATACCCCTTCATAACCGATGAGACCACAGGTGTCAGCGACAACATGGTTCCCGAGGTAGGCCGCTCCAAGTGGGAAGGTCAATTCCTCTTGAGCCGTAGTCCCCGTCTCGGTGTGAATGTCGCTGACCATGATTGTCTGCGTCGTCTCCGCAGGAAGGGTCAGCCTATCCCCGTCAATAAGTCCGTGAGAGGGGGCTGTGTTCTGGGCATCAGGGGCGCTCAATGGGGTGCCGCTCACCATGACCTCCTGTTGAACTTGGAGATTGGTTCCCCAATGAGACGAGAATGCCTTGGGGTCGGTGGACTTGAACTCGGCGGGTTGTAGGCCGCTGGCCAACGACATATTGTTGAGTGTGCATGACCATAGAGACGACAGGTAGGCTGAGTTATGCGAGTCTCCATAGGTGGCTCCCACGCCGTTGGATGGAAGGTCCGTGGCGACTCGGTGGGTGAACGCTTCCACCGTCCCAATTGACCCAACATCAGCATCAACGAGCGAGCCGATTTGTAGGTCATAGGACGGCATGGCGGCGTTGGCCATGGCGTTGTGTCGTGGCTGAAACCAAGTGTGGTTCGCAGGGCGGGCGGAGGTATGCGACCTCATAGGGTGCTCCACATGGCGACCGACTTCGGTGATGGTTGCCGTGGCCGCAGGAGCGAACGAGCGCATGTTGGAAGCGGAGTGCCGACCGAACCCAGCGTCTTGCATGGCTTGTCCGTGCTCAAGGCGACCGTTTCCAAAGTTCAATCGTGGTGCCTCTGTCTCAGCGGTCAAGCCGAGGAAGTTCATGGAGGCAAAATCCAGCAAGGTCCCATGAGCGTAGGAGACGGAGGCTCCCGAGACGGCGATTGGGACGCCAAGAGTCGTTTCAGACTGCGGCTTCCACAAACCCGAATCAAATAAGGCGTAGCCTTCGGTTCCAGCGCCGCCAGCGTCGGTGAGGTCGTCCGCCCACACGAGAGTGAGCGGCAAGCCAGCCCCAGCACCCACGGGTGGGATGAGGTCGGCACGCGTAGCGGGGACCGCCATGGGACTTGTTCTAAGCCCGCTGGTTCATAACGGTGCTCATTCAAAAGCGGCCCAAGCGAGAGCCGAACGGTATTCGGACCATGAGGAGAACTCTCCAACGGCGATGGCCATGTTAGCCTCAAACCCTTCCATGAATGGGAACAGGGCTGGGTGCTCAGTCCATGTCCCGTCTCGCTCAGTCCATGTGATGAAGTTCATATCGTGCAGGCGTTCAAGGGCACGGATGGTCCAAGTGTATTCTTCGTCGGTTAGGTTGGTCATGTTTAACCGTAGGGGGTTCCCCTATATTAAAGCATCGCATATTGGTTTTCATCGCCACCCGTTGGAGGCAGGGGGTCTGCGACTTCGGGGTCATCGGTGTCCCTGCGTGGGGGGCGTCCGATGAAGTCCTCGTATCGCCCGATATGGATTCGGTGCACTCGTCGCCCGTCTTTGTTCAGCATGTTGCCTTCGGTGCAATTGCACACGAAGTCCCTATTCCAGCACCCGACCGTTGAAGCGTATCGGGGGTATCGGTCGCAGTCGGTGCATTTCTTGTGTAGCGTGGGGACTTGTTCTTTGCTCATAACTAAGCATCAGTCCCCCACCTATATTAAGGTTGCGCCTATTCTTCTTCCCGCTCCTCTTCGTAGTCCTCGTCGTCCACCATGACGAGTTCGCCAGTCTCGTTGCCGACGAAGCGGTTCTTGCCTGCGTGCTTGAGATAAATGGTGCCGTTTGGGCGGCGAGCGAATGCGTTGAGTGGTCGGTTTTGACGCAGAGCCATAGAGCACAGTTCACAATAGTGGAACGGTGAATCCTTGCCGTGCCGTGGGGCGCCAGAGATTGATTGGAGTAGGTCAAGAGTGGCTTGGATTTGCGGGTCTTTGTAGCGCATGACAACGCCACAAGGCTCGCCATGAATCTTGCACTTCTCGGTGCACTTTCGCCCTTTGAGTCGGTCAATCTCCTTCTTCTTGCCGCCCTTGCGACCTTGAATCTCCTTCTTCTTGCTCATGATTTCACCACGCTATTGTTCCCATGTGGGTGGGGAGTATTGCTTGCTTTTTCAAGGGTTATCTCTAATTGGTCGGTGAGTTTGTCCCAGCCAAACTGCTTCTCAGCCCACCTGCGGGCGCGTGCCCCCATGGCTTGACGCTTTGCTGGGTGCTCAACCATCCATTGGAGAGCGTCAGCGAGCGCCTTGATGGAGACCAGCGACATTTTGACGCCGCTTGGTCCGACTATTTCCGCATCGTTCTTCACCAATTTGCCTCGCATCGTCTTAGCGCCTTTGCCGATGAACTCGGGTCCCGTGGAGTTATTGGGGAGGATAACAGGAATGCCGCAGGCCATCGCCTCAACGGTGGGAATGCCGAAGCCCTCGCCACCCGTAGCCATCACATGACAATCGGACATAGCGAACAACTTGGCCATGTCCTCTCGCTTCATGCCGAGGAGTGGATTGGCGCTTGGGTCTGAGAAGGTGATGTTGCCCTCAAGACCCATCTCACGGACCATCTCGGGGAGGTTCCAACCGCCAAGGCCCATCATATTGGTGGGGTCTCCCGTGTGCAGGATGAGACCTACTTCCTCGGGGTTCTCCACCCTGCTGAGCATCTCCTTGAAGCCTTCAAGGAGGCGTGGTTGTTGCTTCCTGTTGCCGTTGCGAGCGACCGAGAGGAACACGGTTTTCCACTTGCCGAGACCGAGGGCTTCACGCCACTCGTCTTTTTGAGTCTGCACCACGGGCTTGAACAGGTCCAAGTCCACGCCATGATAGAGCACCTCTGTGAAGAATGGCGGAGCGAATCGGTCAAGGAAAGGGTCTCTAAGGGCCTCTGAGGCCGCTCCCTTGCTATGGAAGCGGTCAATGTAGGCTTGGAACTGTTGGCGCCCATGCTGGCTCATCCACAGGGGCGTATGGGTCATTTTGAGGGTGTCCGTCCATGCTCGTGGAATGTCCTTGCCGTCAATCGGGAGATAGGAGACATGAGCAATTCCGAAGCGATTGCAGGACTTCACTATGGCTCCTGTGTTCCACACATCGGCAAGACTGAACACCACATCGGGCTTGAGGCGGTTGAGGTTGTAGTCCATCGTGGTGGCGGCGCCAACCAGCGGGTCGCCACCGAAGCGACTCCCAGCGTGCACCAGCGTCCAGCCTTCCTCGTGCTTGAAGTCCTCGCCGTGATAGTCCCAGCCCATGACATAGACCTCGTGGCCACGCTCAACGAGGCGCTTCACGAACTCTCGGGAGACTACGCCATAGCCCGTCGGTCGGGTTGGTTGCTCAGAGCACCACAGGACCCTCATGGGTCTTGAACGGCAACCCCACGGTTATGACCGTTTCGCTCTCAAAACCAAGGGTCGTCGCCGAGTTCCTCACGAAGGCGGTCCCAGCCGTATGCGTCCATGAGAGCCTCACGGTATTCGGAGAAGGAGGCGAACTCGCCAATGGCGATGGCCATGTGGGCCTCAAACCCTTCCATGAAGGGGAAGATGGCTGGGTGCTCGGTCCAAGTCCCGTCGGGGTTCTCGGTCCATGTCGGCATATCTTGCAGGCGCTCAAGGGCGCGGGCGGCCCAAGTGTATTCTTCTTCGGACAGGATGCTCATGTGTTGGCTCATGTTTAATCGTAGGGGGTTCCCCTATATATAGGTATGCCTATCGTTTCACGAACAACGGCAGGAACAGGCGCCCAGCACGGGCGTCCACCACGCCAGTCAGCGAGGCCGTGCCCCCTACGGCGGCGTAGGTGGTTGGGTCGTCGCTGGTCATGGTGGTTGCCTTGGATGCCTCGGGCGTGGCCGCTGGCTCCTCTTTGTTGCCGACATACGCTCCCGTGTAGCCGAGTGTGCTCCATCCAGCGCCAGCAGGATAGGGCATGAGGCCGCAAGCGACATCGGGTAGGTCCACGCCCACTCCAAGTGGTGTAGCGCCCCCCACGGGCGTCCCACGGACATAATCACCGTAGTTCGTTGTCATCTCCTTGAAGGCGTTGGTGTCAGACGAGCGGAGCGCCTCGGTCGTGATTTCAACCACGCCCGTCGTTGAGCCGCCGAACACGAACGACGATGGCGTCGTCCCCGAGGGATAGTAGGTGGGACCGAGGGTATTGGCGTTGATAGCCCCGACGGGTTTCTCCACCTCGTATGATGCAATCAAGTTTGGGTAGTCGTTCCCGTAGTCCAACGGGACTCCCGAATTGTAAAGCACGGATGGGGTCGGGTTAGCATCAAAAAAGGCCACCTCGTCTATGATGACCTCGTTCAAATAAGCGGACACGGCGGGTGGTGGCTTTTGGCTAATGCCGATGGTGTGCTGGGTGGCTGGGCCAAGGTATGAACCAAGGCCAACGAAGGAGAGTGTGCCGTTGTGATACAGCGACGCTACGCCACCCGTGAACTGAATCGTGATGTTGCTCCATGTGGTTCCAATGTTCAAGACCTTGCCCTGTGATACGCCTTGCATGAACAGTTCCACCGTGTTGCCGTTGGTGGTGTCTCCAAGCAGTTCCAGCGTCCATATGTCCTGCCCCAGCCCCGAGTCATAGATGGCGAACAAGCCGTAGTTCACGCCGTTCGCTATGGTCGCCGTGGGGCGAATCCACATCGTTATTGTCTCATCGCCTGTGTAGGTTCCAGTCTTGGAATAGAACTGCGCCGTGCTTCCAAGACCGACGAACTCAATCGCATACGGATTTTGTCGTCCACCCACGGTCCACCAATCGGGGACCTGTCGGCAGGCTCTCAAGAGTGCCGTGGCTTGGTGGTTGCGTTGCATGTCATGGCCTTGGCCATCATGGTCAAAAACCTCATCGGTAGTCTTTGAGGAAGAGGCGTCCTGCTGGCTCGTCGTGATGTGTGCCCTCGTCGGCCACGGGCGTCTCACCTATTGGCTTCAAAGAAGGAGGTTTCACCTTGGCCACGACGGACCTCTTGGCGGCGATGCCGTCCTTCCATCCACATGGCTCTGATTCGTATTTGACACGCCACTTGCGCTCACCAGCCTTTGTGGTGCTCCATCCCTCACGCTCCACGCGACCAAGGCACTCGGCTTTGTCATAGCCATACGGCTTCTTGGCGTCGTAGGTGGGGAATGAGTTCGTGTAGCGAACAGGCGCTCCGCAGTTGGGACAAGGCATCAGCCATTCACCTCTCGGTCGGGGTGCCCTTTGGGGAGGTTCTTGCGGCGGACTTCGGCCATGGCCGTCAAACGGTCGCACAGGTTCTTGGCGGCGGTGTCAAAGCGCTTCGTTGAGTGCTCGTTGTCGCACATCATCTCCTTGAGATACGCAAGGTCAATCTCGCCCAGCAGGTGCTCAATGATTTCATATTCGGCGTGTTGAACACTCTTGGCTCGCATCAGATTTTCGGTCATGTATAGCCATGACACGCACACCTATATTAAGGTTGCGCCTACTGTTCTTCCTTGGGGCTTGGACCTGCGATGTAGTCGCGCCCCCCGTGCTTCTCAAGCGCCTTCTCAG